AGGTTGATCGAGATGTTAGAAGAGAAATAGAAATTATTTTAGACAAAGGGATTAGCAAGAAAGAAGCTATAGAGGAGCTGCAATTTAAATTTCCAGCACTAAGTAAAAGTATGCTTATAAACGCATACCAAAAGGTTAAAGAGGAATTGGAAGATAAGAAAGAAAGTGTAGAGGTTACGGATGAAGAAATAGAAGAAGCTGTTAAGTATATATTTGAGGAGGAAGAAAAAATGAAAAATGAAGGTAAAGAAATAGTTACTAAAAATGATAATGCTAATGAGGTTAAAAAGAATGTAGAAGAAAAAGAATGCAAGTTAAAAATAAAAAGCATGGTAGTCGAAGGAGAAAATGGCACTTATAAAATATGCCCGGAAGGTGTAGAGCTTAATGGATATAAATCTGTCATGTTTTTTGAAAATATAGAGCAGCTAGAGAAGTTTATGGATGAATATAAACAAGCATTTCAAATGCTTAAATAAGAAGGTGTATAGCAGCAATGGATATGATAGATATAGCTCAGGCTATATATAAGCTAAGTAAGAGGATAGAAAATGGAGTGGATAAGTTGCACCAGTATGGTGTGGCTTATGCTACAGCTGAAAAAGAGTACAGGTTGGCACTTGGGAAAGAAATTGTCATTTTGAGAGATGCTAAAATGCCTGCAACTTTAATTAGTGACGTAGCAAGAGCTAATGTAGCTGAAATAAAGTTTAAGAGAGATTTGGCAGAACAAGAATATAAGATTGCTAGAGATATGTTGCAAGCCCTTCAAAGTGAATTAAGTGGATTACAAACTATATATAGAAGGCAGACGGATATGTAAGGAGGATTAAAAGTGATAAGTAAAGAGAATTTAGATAAGAGAATATGTGATGTAGAGAAAAATGCTGATAACACACAGACTTATAGAGAGTTTATACGAGAAAGTGAAAGAATGTTTGAACTATCACCTGCTCCTTTAGATTTATATAATGATGAAGAATTGGAAGAGTATTTAGAAGAATTAAATTATCTTTGGGAAAAGTGATTTAAAGTCGCTGCCACTCGGAATGTTAGCAAATAAGGAAGGGGAATATATATGAATACATTATTAATATCGCTTTTAATAGTTAATATAGCTGCAGTTGTTACAGCTGCAAAGATAATTGGAGATAAGATAAAAAAGTTAAATGAAAGAATAGATAAAGAGACTTTAGACATTAAGGAGAAATTAAGCAGAAATAGTACGGAGTTAAACATAGTAAAAGAAGTTATTTTAGACGAAATTAAAGATTTTAAGTGTGGAATAACAAATGAAATAAAAAATGAAATAGAAGGGCAAGTTATTAAGCTAGCATTTACACCTATAAAACTCAATCTGAAATAGAGAATTAATTTAAAATAGGAGGGATAAAGATGGAAGAATGGAGGAACAAGCTAAATGACTTATTAGAGGGCAGAATAAAATTATTTGAGGAAGATTATGTGCATGGTGATCCATGTAGGTATAAAAAAGATGGAAAATGGGTTAGAGCAAAAATAGACATGAAAAAGAAAATAATATACGGATTAGATGGAGAGATATTAAGGAGGTGCAATTAATGTTAGCATTGGTAATAATCATAGCTATGATTTCTGTGTCTATAGCGATTACAAGTTATAGATACAGCGTTAAAAAAATTGAAGATACAAGGAGAAAAATGGACAGACCGGACCTAATACACGTGAAAAGGAGATGAATTTATGCTAAGTGAGCAAGCATTTAAGAAAACAGAAGGTATGCTTTATAGATATTATAGAAACATAAAAAAAAAGGACAGGCTGAAATATAAGAAATATACTCTAGAGAATAGGATTGAGCAGATAAAAAGAGATATTAAAACAATAAATATAGAGCTGGACGATAACGTTAAAGCTATAGATTACTCTAAAGAAAAAATACAATCTAGTTCAGTTGGTTCAGGCGTTGGTTCAAGTTTAGAGCAAAGCCTTATGAAAGAAATTACTAAGTTAGAGAACGAGCTAAAGACAATTATAAAAGCTAAATTGAAGCTACAAGCTAAAATAAGACTCTTAGAGACCGAAATATCTGATACAGAGTACGTTATTAATCAGCTAAGTGAGGAGTACAAGCAATTAGTTGAGCTTAAGTACGGAAATAGTGAGAAAATATCAAACGTAGCTATAGGGATGAAACTAAATATGACTGAAGCTACAGTAAGACGTAAAAGAGTAGAAGTTGTTGAAGCCATAGCTAAGTGGATGAATATAGCTTGAATGAAAATAATTCTAAAAAAATTTTAAATTTCCTCTTGACGTACCGTGCAATATACGGTATAATATAATCATGATAAGCAATTAATTGATTAGATGAAAGGAGAAATAAGAATGAAAAAAAATGAAATGATTAAAAAAATAAAATTCATGGAAATGGCAATAGAACAGGGGGAAAAACTTGATTTACTATGTAGACCACAATACGACCATTTTGGAACTTTCTTAGGATTAGAAACATTCTTTATGAGCAGTAATATGGCACTAAATGCTATTACTGGCGATAACAACTATTATATGGTGCTAAATCATAAAGATGTTGAATCAAAATCATCTGATATAGATAATTATATAGATAGCTTCTGTAAATGTCACGAATTATATGACTTTGATGACGACGCCGCTGAAATTAAATGTACTTGTAAATTACCAAGCAGAGAAGAAGCTGAAGCAAAATGGTATCATAACATAATTGAAAAAATAGAAAAAAGAAGCGAAGAAATAAAAAAGATGATAGGTCAACTACCCAACGACTAAAGTCGTGGGCTTGATAGCCCTATGTTGACCAGGCTAAGGTTTGAATTAGTGTGTTTAAAAAACAGAAATGGGAAACCTTCTTTTAGTTGCGGCTTTACCTATTACCCAAAGTTTGATTTGTTTTCTCCAGAACCATTTTAAGAGGGCGATACTATGGCGTTGGAGGCATTAAAGGCAATGATAAAGATAAATTTAGATGGTCTAGAAAGTGGAGAGAGAAAAGAGAGGAACTAGTAGAAAGTATAGCTCACTGGTACAATATAATTGTTGATAGAAATTGTTGATAGAAATTGTTGATACAGTGAAATTATTGTGAACTAATAAAATATAAAAAATGGTTCTTTGAAGAGTATGACTATATAAATTAATATAACTAGGGTAGGAACTATCCGAAGTTACGCCTGTGGAGTTAGTAGGTTACGAGGACGAAGAAGCAGGGAGAAGCCTACGACTTCAGTCGTGGGAGGTTCACACAGAACCTACGTTATCTATGTTATGACACTTTAGGATGCTCATTCAGTCCTAAACCCTGTCGTACAACACTTTGATGGGTATAGTTATAGAAAGGAGGTAGCAATTCTTACGTAGCGTGTTTAAAATACGCAATTCCTCCACGTGGCTAAAGCCAGTGGCTTCCTTGCGTAAGAATTTGTGAAAAATAATGGCCAGGATATATACAGAAATAAGGATATCACATAGGACAATAGAAGAGAAGAAAGAATATGAGACAGCTTTAGATAAAGCTTTAAAAAAGCATGGTTATAAAAGTAGGACAGAATTTGTTCAAGAGAAAATAAGAGAATTGATAAAAAATGATTGAAGTGATAGGAGTAAAAAATATGGCGAAAAATACAGAAATTATTTACTCATCCTATGGGAGCCCTAGTGTAGAAACTGAAAAGTATAGTGGAACATGCTTAATATGCGGTAAAGGAATTCAAGAAGGTGTAAAGGCAAAAACGATTTTGTCAGGGAACTTTACTAACTGGGGTGAATGTAAGGATAGGACAAGTCAATATGTCTGTAAAGAATGTGCTTTTACTATGAAAACTAGGGAACTAAGAGTTAATTCTTTTATAGCAGACAGCAAGCATTTATATTTACTAAAGAAAAACGATTTAGAAGAGTACTTGTTTAATTTAGAAAAATATGTAGATGGAGAATTCGTAGTTGGAATTACCCAGAGCTTTAAGAAACATAATTCTTTTAGATGTAAGGTAAATACTAATCCTAAATGCTTTTTTATAAGAGAAGAAGATAGAGAGTATCTATTTGATGTACATAAGTTAAAACCAGTTTATGAAAAACTCAATGAAGCATATCTTCAATTTTCTAAAGATGAAATCCTAACTGGGAACTATAAGATGATTAGCGTTGAGCAGTTTGGAATAAATAAATTCATAGAATATGAAAAACTATTCAAGCAATACAGAGGTTCTGCTCAATTTGATATAATGCTTTATATGCTTAACTCAGAAAGACGTAATGAGTACGTAAAAGCTAAAATGGAAGAAGAAAAGAAACGTAAGAAGGAATTAAAAAAATTAGCAAAAGAAGAAAAGAAAAAGAGTAAAAAAAAGAACAAAGAAGAAATTAATGAAACGCAAATATCTTTATTTTAGGAGGTAAATAGGATGTATGAATTAACTAGAGACAATATACATGATACTGCTGTTTCTACACTTGCTGATATATGGTCTCAGATAGATTGGGATAAGGTTACAGGACAAAGAGCAATGGGAATTTGGGATGAATTTTCAAGCAAGGTAAAAGCTTCAGCTATGACGACGAACAGTTATGAAAAGTTTGTTGAGAAGCTATGTAGAAAGATGGAAGTTAGGTCATTAAAATTTAGAACAATTAATGAAATTACGAATGAAAGTGAAGAGTTTAAGAAGGCTATTTTAAAAACTTTTAGAGAGGAAACACAAGTAATAGTACTTAAATTAAGACTTAATAATCAGATAAGAAAAGAGCAGGAGCAACAGGAGAAAATTAGGAAAGAAAAAGAAAAGGCTTTAGCAGATAAATTAGAAAATGCACAAGTAGCATTTACAGAGAAAGGAGTTAAGGTACATGAGAACTAATATAAGATTGAAGTTATTAAGTCCATTAATGCATTATGGAGATGAAAAGCTTGGAACTATGCAAGCTGCAAGGACAATGAAATATGAGTATAAAGGTGAATATATAGATGTTCCTGTCTATTCTGGGAATGCTTTTAGAGGAGAACTTAGAAGAATAGCAATGAGAGATTTTCTGGAACATATAGGAGTTATAGACGAAGGAATCAGTGCTAAATTGTACTATATGCTATTTACTGGAGGAGCTTTAACAAGTGGCAGTAGATATAATGAGCTAGGTAAAAAAAGAAAAATGAGAGAAATGTGTCCACCACTTGCTTTATTTGGAGCAGCGATAGGAGACCAGATTCCGGAAGGTAAAATGAAGATTCCTATATTTATTCCTATCTGTCAAGAAACTGCTGAATATACAGGTATAGAAAGCAATTTGAGTTTTTATGATATGCTACAGGATGTATTCTATACAAGACGTGATGATTTAAAGTCTAATGACTTCAATATAACTGATGAAACTAAGCACGACAATGCTGTCCAGATGAAATATGAAGCTCAATGCTTAAGTGCAGGAACGGAACTTGTAGGAAACGTGGTTATAGAAAATGATAATGAGGTAGAAAGAGCTTGCTTAAAATCTATATTAAAGAAGTTTGAAGAAATGCCTTATATCGGTGGGAAAAGTGCAACAGGGCATGGAGAAGTTAAAATAACATATAACATAGACGTTGATGAAAATATTTATTATAACTACTTAGATGAGCATAAAGAAGAAATTAGAAATTGGTTAAGAGAAGCGGAAAGTGTTTTATAGGAGAATTTTTTATGACAATAGATGAATTTATGGAAATAGGTGCTGTGTGGAGTAACTCCGCACAGTATTTAAAAAAATGGGATAAAGCTAGAGAAGTAATAAAAGAACAGCTAAAAAAATTTGATAAACCTTATATATGTTTAAGCGCTGGGAAAGATAGTGTAGCAATGGCTTTTTTAGTTGCGGAAGTAGCGGAACAATTGAATTG